TACATTTTCTGTTCGTATAAAATCGTCTTTTGTTTTTTAAATTTAGTTTTAACTGGTCTTAAAGTCTGCTTACTTGGTTTAATTTCTATTAAAAATTTATTTTTATTACCATTTTTATCTTTAAAGACAATATAATTATCTACAAAATATCTATGAACTTTACCATCCAAAGGATTTAAATACGGTATTATTATATTTTCACTACCCCATGCTAATATATTTTCATTTAAATCTGCCCATCTAAAAAATTTTAACTCCCAACCGGATCGATAGGTAGGGTGACCCTTACCAATATATTTCTTAGAATTAATAGGTTTAAAAATGCCTTGACGAAATTTTTTATTCTTTTTAATAAATATAGTTATGACATTTGAAGAGAAAATCATTAAGAATAGTGAAATTAGACAAAAAAATTTAATGCGACCAGCTAGAATTGCATATGAAAAACCAGATACTGGAGTAACTATCAATAAAAAAGGTGCATATTTTTTAATAAAAGACTCTGCTGATATAACTGTAAAATATTTACCGTTACTATCATATGGTAGTTTTAAAAACCCTATAGTAGATTTAAAAGGTAAATTTACTCAATCTGAAATTATTGATTTTGTAGGTAGAGCTAAAGAAGAAAGTTATACTAATCAATTATTAAGTGTAATATTAACTGATATAGGTTGTACGCAACCAATAACTCAAATCGTAGATGATGATCAATCAGAAGAATTAGATTTATCTTTTAGTGACGATGAAGATGTTTACGGTGATTATGAATCAGAAGAAGAGGTTACTGTTAAATCATCTTCCACGACTACACAAGCTATTGATGTTGAAGATGCAAGTATAGTTATCCAAAAACTTATAGAAGTTTTTAACGCAAAATAATTAACCAACAAAGAATAAAGGAGGGTCTGAATCTCCTTGACCTGGAGCAGACCCAGTCATTAATTGTTGTTCCAATTTTTCTTTATCTGCTAAACCTTGCGACATAAATTCAGATGCATTTAGACTACCTCCTCCAAAAAGAGTAACGTTACCATACTTACCTCTAATATTAGCAACTGACATTTTAGTTAAAGCTAATGCATATTGATATACCCATAACTCTTTTAATATATCTCTAATTGGTCTTTCAACGTAACAAGATATAACACCATAAAATCTAACGTTACTATTACTTGCTTTAGGTTGAGGAAACATTCTTAAAATTTGCGTCCTTTCATCAAAAGCATATGAACGTTTTGTAGCTAATAATTTTTCTCTAGTTTCAAGCCAATTTTTTAAAGTATACCAACTTACTAAATCAAACCCATAATTACCCATTGCATAACTAAAATATGTTTGCTGAGCTAACGTCTGTTCAATCGTAAATAATGTATTGATACCTGTACTTGAACCTTCTTCAAAATCAGTAACAGCAATTACTTTTCTGTAATCCATTACATCGTAATCAAAACTATTAATTAATTGATCAGTTTCGCTAACTATAGACCCCTGCCTGGTAATATTATTTTTAACTTGAGGTATAAATAAATCGCTTATAGATGAAACTTCACTAACAATTTCACTATAAAAATCTTCAGCAAAAATATCATTAGCCGATATTCCATCCTCTAAAGCTGATGATAGACTTGAAATTGAACTAAATAATGAACCAGGTATTGTTGATATAGCTGCAAATACAGTCTCTTGAGTATTAATTGATTTCGTAAAATCTTTATTTGGTGTTTTTAATTCTTTCTGTTCAGCAAAAGTCTCGCTATTTTGTAAAGTAAAGAGATCATCTATTTTTATACCATAATCTTTTTTATATAAATTACTATCAAAAATAAGATATTCTTTTGTATAACCTGCAAACTTACTAAAGTATTCAACTGCTATACTAATATTTTCATAAAGCTGATCTCTATGTATTTCAACATTAGTAAAAGGATAACCCAAAGATCTTAGTATTCTATCACTAAGTCTGTTAAAATTATCTACTTTTGAATTTAGATTAGTACTTTGAAACCCTGATATAGGAGCTATTTCACACTTTGACATACAATTATTTAATGAATTAGTTAACGGTTGTATTAAATAATATTATGCCTTTCGTTAACAAAAATAAATCATACTCTTTTAATATGACCATTGGTACTAGTTTAACCCAGTTATCAGGTTTTACAGCTAGTGAAGTATTAATTAATAATAAATCAGGTCAAGTTGTTAATATTTTTGATAATGAAAGAAATGGTGCAGATCAAGCATTTCAATTAGCTGATAGTGATAGTATGGTTTTAAGAGGAATTACCAATACAAATGAAGTAAGTGCACAGACAACTTCAGGGTCTGGTACTGTATATTTTAGATCTGCTTATTTTAGTAATCTTAATCAATTCTAATGTTACCATCTTTACCAAAAATAAATAAACTAACCTTTGAAAACACCTTTAAACCTGCATCAACAGTTACATACACCGTTAAGGGTAGGGTTGCTGGTAATGCAAGTTCTGCAACTTTCTCTAATGGAGCCGTCATTAATGACGATCCTCCTACTTATGATTTGATTATTGAAGTTGAGGCTGGCGGAAATGTTAACTTAACATACACTACTCAGAATGACTTTGACGAGTTTAGTATTGATAGCGGAACAGTTGGTTCCTCTTCCGTTAATGGATCTAACTTCGTTTTGACCAACGTGCAATCAAACATTGAATGCACAATTGTAAGAACTGATTAAATTATACTATTAAACTCCAGGCTCTGGAGCAGCATCAGCTGCTAGGTCTATATCAGGGGCAGGCTCACCACCTACATCAGCAGGTCCCCCTCCGAAGTCTGGAGGAGTTTCCCCACTAATACTACCAGCAGGTGCTTCCATACCACCTGCTGCTGCATCTCCTGCAGGTGCTGCTTGTAAATCGTCTCTCCAATTAGGGCCACCTGCGCCTATTTGTTGTATTTCCCATTGTAGTTCTGCATCCTTACGTAAAAATTCTCTATTAGCTTTTATATCAACATCATTCCAACCAAGGTATCTTTTTTGAGCATAAGTTGCTGCAACAAATTCGTTAGACGCTAATGAATTAAAGTTTGTAGCTTTAAGTTCTAACTTCTGACTCTCTCTTAATTCATAGAAATTAGTAGGTACGTTAAACTCTAAATGTATATTAGGAGCTTTAAGTTCATATTCTTCAAAAAAGCCCTTTAATTTTAAATGAGTTATAAATCCATTTTTAAGTCCGCTAGCAAATTGCTGTTGTAATCTAATAATAAATTTAGCAAACTTTAATTCTTCTCTTAGTATTTCATTACCATCGCTAAATTGACTATCTGGATTTAATCTATTGAGAGGTACTTTTAATGCTTTATATAGTTTATTAACAAAATACATTAAGTCTGCCAACTCACCTAAATTAGCTCCTCCTTGTAACTGTGTAACTGAAGTACCTTCTGAACCGGCTCTTTTAGCAAACCAGAATGAATCAAGCATTGATTGAGGGTTAAACTTCTGAACTTGACCTGATTGATTAGTATCAAAAGTCTTTTTACTCCAATACTCTTGAATTAATTTTCTTAAATATGCTTCAGCTTTAGGCGGTGCCATATTACCAACATCAACGTTAAATACTAAACGCTCTGGAGCTCTTACTAATCTATAAATTACAATAGCATCTTCAACTAGTGATAACTGTCTGTACGATCTTCTTGCATTTTCAATAAATGGTAATCTAAATGTCTTATCTTGATTCCATATACCTGAATTAATATATGACACTTGATTATCATCCATTGGAATAAAATCAAACTTTTCTATTTTTTCTGGTTTATTAGGATCAAATATAGGTTTACGTAAAATATAACCTTTAATGATCATATTTTGTATATTATCATATATAGGGTCAATTAAATCAGCAGGTAAAGCAACTGCTCCTAAAATACCATCGTCTGTATACCCTTGGTGAATAATATGCTCGAAATAAAGTTCACCTTCTATTAATAATTGTCTAAAATATTCAAAACCTTTCTTTTCAAAGTTAAAATAATCAATATA